GGTGCTGTTCATGCCTTTCGGTGATAAGACACTTCAGAATTTGAGAGTTGAATCTAATAAGTTCTTCAGTCAATGGAGAGCTTCCCATCTCGATACAGCGTTAGTAACCTTGGTCACTGAGGCAACATGTCTGGCTGCCGCTTTACCACCAGTGAAGAGCTTGAAGAAAGCTAAGGCAGTTATGTCTTATAACGCGGCCAAGGTGAATCGCGAATATAGAGAGCTGTTGGAAGATGGGCGAGTTGAGGCCAAGTGGTGGCAGTTTTGGAGGTCAGATATCTCATTATTTGATAAAACCCAATAGGTAGGATTGCCTGGTGTCTGTTTGTACAATTATTTGAAAAAGTTTGACCCTGGGGCCCAACGACCTGGCTCATGGATAAAGCTTACAGGGGGGTTGGGGGTTTGCGAAGTCAATGAGCGTTCTTATTGTTATATAGGCGACGTGACTAAGGAGACTCTCATAACCTACACACATAATAATTGTTTGTGCAACGCTTATTTAGCACTGACGCTCAGACATCAGGCAAACACACCACCATTGAATCTCACATTCTTACCAAGATTTTTGCACAAGTTGCTGAAATTCAAAGATGATCAGGAACAGAATATCATTGTTGATAATTTGCTCACGCGTCTCCAGGTTTTGTCTGGCTACAAAGGTAGGTGGTATAGACGTTATGAAAGGGCTTTTAGGCAGCTTAAGAACAGACAGCTTAATAGGAAGGACTTCTATAATGACTGCTTTGTTAAAGCAGATAAAGAGAACGGAATCCGTAAGGCTGCACGTCTTATACAATATATGAAACCTACGGGAGCGCTTGAAATGGGCAGATTTACTCATGCTGTTGAAGGGAAAATTTATGCTTGTGAGGACAAGTTTGGTACCAAGATCTTCGGAAAAGGGGCAAACTTGCATGATTTAGCAGATGATTTTATCAAGAAAAAGAGTAATTTTCATGACCCTGTTTATCTGTTGTTGGATGCAACGAATTTTGATTCTCATGTCAGCATGGAATTAACTGCAGCAATGATTACGTTTTACTGCACCTTGGTAAGGAATCCTAAGCATAAGAAGCTGGTGAGGTGGTTGTGGAGTCACGTTTTAGTGTCTTTCGGCCATAGTAAATTGGGACTGAGGTATAAGACTAGAGGAACAGTTTTCAGCGGTAGGATGGATACTGGATTATTTGATAGTATGACAACCTATTCAATGTTAACTAACTATATGTGTGATAGCG